AACACCGCGAACACACCGAACATCGCCAGCAACACAAGTGGGATGATGAACAGCGCGGCCCAACCCACGACAATGCAACTTGCTAGATAAACCATATCAGTACCCCAACCATTTACGAACGTCTAAGACCTTGTATTTCGGCCGGATTCTCATTTCCGCGTCAAACGATGAAAAAGCCAACCATTTGCCGTCTTTTGTCGCCGTTAAACTGCTTGTTTCCAGTCCATGTGCCCTTAAAACTTTGATGACTTGTTCCCGTGTCCACGTCATTTCCATATTCGCCCCTTTTGTTTCGTTCGGTTTGTTCATGCCTACTTATAGCCCCAATCGCGGGCCTTGTCAACCCCTATTTGAAACTATTTTTCACCTACCTGCTGTTTTAGACGATTATACCCAACAATTACAAACTATTTTTACGAAACATGGGTATGATTCGCCCAAACGCCGGTAAGTCGCAGGGGTACTATGATTTAACCTTGCGGCCTTTACGGTTGTTTCGGCCTTAAACAAAACAAAGAGCGGAGAAAGACCGCCACACAAACGTGGGTTTACGGAGCTTGTTTTGCGCCCTTATGATTCTCCGCCACTACCAGCATACATAAATGAATAGACTCGTCACAGTACGAATAAACCGTATTGGTTACACAATCTACACTACCGCATAGACGCCTATGCTGGTAAGAAGAAAAGGGCGCTGCTGACCAAACGATATGACCTTCCCGTTTATTTCCCGTTACCATAAAGGTGATCCGCGCCGCAAACGTCAAGAAGCGGCCTATAAAGCCGGTTTAGAGCGTTTCATTGCCACTCGGAAGGCCGATAAGCAAGAAAAGCCTTTTACAGTGAGAGCGAATGAGGGACAACAAAACGCTTTAAACGCATACAATCAAGCGATATAGCGCATATTTGAGAGCTTGTCACCAACGGCGCAATATAACGTATCTATTTAGTAAATAGCCACAAAAATAACCTTCTAGGAGTTATTCCAATGTCCGAACAATCCACCAATCAATTAGACAAGCAACTCAAAGAACTGGACGAACTCAATAGAGTCGTCACCAACGGCCTTAATTGGCTCGCAGATGTCGAGGTGAAGGTCGCCTACATCCAACCCGTCCAAGAGTTTATCGACTTCCTTACGGGCTTCAAGGGCAACGTAGCGCAGCAACGCGCAGCGCTTGCCAGTGTTGCTCCCGCTGCCACGCCGCCGGTTGTGCCCGTTACCGCTGAGACGCTGACGGTCGCGTAGTTTTGGGGTACGTGGGACCAGTGGGGGCGTTCCCTTTGGGGTGGCTGAAAAACCCCATAATTGCCCCACACACACGAAGTAATTTCCATATTTCTAGGATAATGAGTATATGAAGACGTCCAAGCAAGAGAGAGTCGTTGAGTACGAGCATCTTAAGTGGCGCAACGGCCGAGGAAGCCTTTTGACTCGCGCCGACATTCTCCGCTATTTAGACCTGAGACGGGAGATGGAGCCAAGTACCCGGAATAACGACCTAAAGCCGGTGAAAGCCGCTGAGGCTCAATAGCCAAAAACGCTGTTTTTAGGGGGGTGGCTATCTCACCCTTCCCGAACGCGGAATCTCGCTCTGAGGAGAGCCCATGATTAATGTTGAGAAATACTTACCACACACCATCTCCGTCACCCTACTCGGTCTAGGAGCGGGGCAGCACAGTGCGGCAATGGCTTATGGCGCCGTTGTCGTGATTGGCCTCATCCTGGCCAGAGATGCCTGGGACAAAGCTCATGTAGCCAAGGTGATTACAACCGGCCTGCCAGACGACGCGAAGAAGAAGATTTTGGACCTCGAAGCGCGGGTGACGACCATTGAGTACGGGATACGTCAACGCGGATTCTGATCGTGGACCACCTCAAGGGGACGAAGCAAGTGCGCGGTCTTTTGTGCAATGTCTGTAATTCCCACGTCGTTCATGTCGTGGAGGATTATGCCGACCGCATTCCGGGCGCCCTGGCGTATCTGGAAAAGAGTAGACGACCTGAGGAGGTCTTGTTATGAAGATCGAAATACACGTTTTGTCCCCAGATGGGACGCCGATTGAGTTGACCCTGAGCGAAGCGAAGGAACTCTATCACACTTTGAAAGATCTGTTCGAGCCGAAATAATGAACGATTTTGCAGAACAGACCAAAATGCTCGTGGCGGCTATGCACCGCGTGGTGGCGCAACAGGACGAGATCATGAAGGACTACACGCCGGTGCAACAGGAAGAACTGAAAGCTGTTATGCGTAAGTTTGCGGAGACTCTATGGCAATGACCTTCGCTACCAGTGTTGCCGTAAACAACATCTTGGCCCTCCGATCCTTTTACACATTTCTGTTCAACTACGAGTTGCACGATCGTCCGACGTTCATAGAGCGCTTCTTTCTGCCGCGCCTGAAGGCGTGGGTGTCTGAGAAAGGCTGGACGAATATGTGCGAGTTGTTGAGAGACCCGACAGCGAAGACGGCCTCCGTCGCGCTCAACGACGTCCCCGGCGATTTCTTCGCCGTGCTCTTCCTCGTGAACAACCCGCACGAGCTAGGGCAGATGACGACGGGAAAAGAACTGTTTATGTTGTTGGCGCAAATGGCATTGGAGTTTGAGAAAGTGCGTAAACCGCGGGAGAGCATTAAACTTGGATAGTCAGAATAATATACAGCACGTTATTCCTTGCGGTTGGATAAGCTGCGCGATCTGCGCCCAGGCGAGCGCAAAGCAAAACGCCCCCCAGATTCAGGGTTTCTATGCGGGACCGGATGATTTGCAGAACCTACAAAGATGCCCGACATGCGGCACCCGTCCCACTTGTCACCGACCTTATAACCAGCAAAATGGGCAGGACTGGATACGCTGCTAATGGGCCTCGACAAGAAGACCGAGGGCAACCCAGCCTTCAAAGAACAAGCCCCTGGAAAGAGCCTCAACCCCGGCGGAAGACCCAAGGGGAGTTTGTCTCGCAAAACTCATCCCCAGGTCAAAGAACGGCTTCTGGGCAAATGGCAGACCCATCCAGTGGACAAGCTGGTGGAGCTGGCCAACCGAGTGACGGCGAGCAACCCCGAACTGGCGGTTCAGATCTGGACCAACCTTTTGAAGTATTTTGAACCCACGAAGAAGCCGGTGGAGAGTGCGCCGGAGAAGACGACGCCCGAAGAGGCGAAGGAAGCGGCCGAGGAAACCTTCAAACTGCTGCAGGAGATCGAGAACAATGGATTCCATCCCACGAGCGGTAAAGGAACTAGCGTGGCGCCAGGGGCGGCTCAAGTACAGCCTGAAGCCGGCCCAGAAGCAAATCTATGACGCCATCCAAGCGAGTACAGATCTAGTCTACGTCGTCAATTGCAGCCGCCGTCTTGGAAAGACGCACTGCATGGTTGTGATCGCTGTAGAAGCGGCGCTGCGAAACGTCAACTTTCAGTGCCATTTCGGGGCACCGTTTCAGAATGCGCTCAAGGATATACTTCTCCCCATTTTTCGCACCGTTCTTGAGGACTGTCCAGAAGACCTACGACCCACTTGGAAGCAGCTCGAAAGCAAATGGGTATTTAAGAACGGCAGCTATATTAAACTCTGCGGAGCGAATAACGGACAGTTTGACAACCTTCGAGGCAATAAATCAGATCTATTCATATTGGACGAGGCCGCTCAAGTCGATAAGCTGGACGAGGTAATAAACAGCGTCGTTCTTCCCCAGCTTCTCAGCAGCAAGAATCCCTACAAGCGGCTCATTCTTCCCAGCACACCGCCCACAACGCCCGACCACCCTTTTAAGAAGTACGCTGAAGATGCACAGGCTGTGGGGGCCTACTCGCATTTTACAATTTACGATGGCGACTATCCGGCTGAAGAACTTGAACGCTTCATGCACAAAGCCGGAGGTAAAGACTCGACGACGTGGAAGCGGGAATACCTCGCGCAGTTTGTTGTGGACTCTGCTCTCCACATTGTCCCAGAATGGAGCGGCCACCCTGAGTACATTAAAGAGACTGCTAAAGACGACTATTTTCAGTTTTACCAGATTGTCGAATCCCTGGACATTGGGTATCGAGATTTTACTGCTTTCATTCTTGGTTATTACGATTTCCAGAATTCTAAACTCGTAATCGAACACGAGTACGCCCTTAAAGAGAACGACTTCACGACGGAGATTCTCGCGAAGAACATCAAGGAGCTTGAGAGTGACTACACCAAGCTTAATAAAACGCGTATCCGCCGGATTTCTGATAACAATAACCTCAATCTGGTTGCTGATCTTGCCCGTCTTCATAAGTTACCTTTTGCTCCTGTCAGTAAAAATACTGGAAGCGGGACGGATCGTAAAGGAAAAGAGTGGATGGTCAGCCAGGCACGACAATGGGTAAACGCTGGAAAACTCATTATCCACCCGCGCTGCAAGAGGCTTATAGCATCGTTGGAGTTTGGCATTTGGAAAAGCGGACACGCGGAGTTCGCAAGAAGCGAAAAACTTGGTCATTACGATTTCATAGATGCGCTTGTATATCTGATTGCCGGGCTAATGCCGTCTGTGCAAAATGTCAACCCTATTCCGCCTTTGTACAAGATCAATGTTGCCACAACTATGTTTCCGGATAACCAGATTCCGTACTCGCATCCAAACAAGCAAGATGACGAACTGAGAAAAATGTTCCACGTACCTAAGTTTTAAAGGACACCTCTTTGGAAAAAACTAACGCCGAAAATTACTGGGCCGCCGAACCAGACGTAATCAAGCTCATTGGCTTTCTATCGGATAAGGTGAGTTTATTCGACCGCCATTTGGATATGTCAGGCCGTTGGCTCACTGCCCGTGATCTGTACTACAACTATTTTCTCATCAACGAAACCAACTACACTTTTCCCACCTTTGGGGCAGACGGTTTTAAGCGGCTAAACATAAATCACTTCCGCGCCATTCTTAAGCACATGCTGTCTTTGGTGACGGCGCAGCGGGTGTCTCCTGAACCAATTGCGACGAATACCGATTACAAATCCCAGGCGCAGGTCAATTTCTGTAAGAACATCCTCCGATATCTTGGCAAAGAAAAGAAGCTCGATAAACAGTTTGAGTCTGCCACAGAGATTGCGATCGTCCTTGGCGCGGCATACTTAGCGCGCGAATGGGACGCCAGCATCGGAGAACCTTATACGGCCACCCCCGGCACACCGGCGACTCCCGCCGCGGCACCGGCTACCCCCGACGTGACCCCGACGGCCGCCGCACCCGCCCAGGCTGGTCAGGTTCAACGTAAGGGCGATTTTAAGACGAGTGTGTACAATTGGCTGGACGTTATCTTCGATTTCGCCCAGGGCAGCTACGACGAGTGCCAATGGAAGATTCTCCGCAAGTACGTAAATCGCTGGGATCTCATCGCCCGCTTTCCGGCCTACACCGACCAGATCAAGAGCATGTCAGTGGCCCCTGAAGTTAAGCGCCATCGTCTCGGTCACATCATCAACGAACAGAATGACGACCTGATTCCGTTGTACACGTTCTACCATGAAAAGAGCGCGTCCATGCAGGACGGCCGCATGACGATGTTCTTGGATAGCAATACTTGTTTGTTCGACGGCCCGATCCCGTACAAACGTATCCCCGTTTCGCGCATCTCCGCAGACGATCAGATCGACAGCCCGTTCGCCTATTCAGTTTCCATGGATCTCCTCCCGATCCAGAAGGTCTACAACGCCCTTTGCTCCGCCATTTGCACCAACCAAGCCGCCTTCGGCGTCCAGAACATCCTGATTCCCCGCGATGCGGCAATCTCGCTCAGCCAGCTCACAGAGGGTCTTAACGCCATCTACTACGATTCAGCCGTCACACAGGGTGCCAAGCCTGAGGCGCTGAACCTTTTGATGAACAAGCAAGAAGTGTTCAACTGGATTGAATACCTCGAAAAGAAGATGGGTACAATTTCCGGTGTGAATGATACCATCCAGGGCAATCCTGAAGCAAACTTGAAGAGCGGCACGGCACTCGCCTTTGTGGCCACCCAGGCCCTCACCTTTATCAGCCCTCTTTCCCGTTCCTATAACGGGCTCATCGAAGACACCTGGACGGGTATCATCGACATCTTGAAAGAATACGCAACGACCCCGCGCATGATTCTAATATCCGGCGTGGCGAACAAGGCGCAGGCTGCGCAGTTCACGAGCAAAGAGATCGCAGACATTGATCGCGTGATTGTCGAAGCGGGCAATCCATTGACGGACACCCTGGCTGGCCGCATCCAAGTAGCTCAAGACATGCTTCAGGCGGGGCTGACGACCAGAGAAGAATATCTGAACGTCTTGATGACGGGCCAGCTTGAGCCTGCGTATCAATACGAGAACGCCCAGGTCATGCAGCTCAAAGAAGAGAATGAACAGCTCCAGAACGGCAAGCCAGTTAAAGCCATGGCCTCTGATAACCATCCACTTCACATGCGCGAGCATACCGTTCTTTTGAATTCGCCGGAGATTCGCGATAATCCAGATCCTAACAACCCGCTCAGTCTTGCCGTCACCGCCCATATTTTGGACCACATGCAGCAATGGAGCCAGATGGATCCGCGGCTCGGCGCAGCCTTGGGAGTCCCACCGCCGCCTCCGCCTCCACAGCCACCGCAACCGCCAGCTCCACCGGTGCCCAAGGAAATGATTTCGTTTAAAGACCTACCGCCAGAGGGGCAGGCTCAAATGGCGGCCCAGGCCGGTATTCATCTGACCCCTCCTGCCGGGATTCCCGGTGCACCTCCGCCACCTCCAGCAATGCCGGTGATGCCGCCTCACCCGAACGCACCCGTTGTTCACGGTGCGCCGAAGAAGCCGAATAATGGCCGAGAGAATCCGCACGGCGCAAAAACACCGGGGGCTCCGAATATCCCCGGCATGATGCAGAACTCCGCGCCGCTTAATTTACCGGGTGTTAATCCGCCGCGTCTGCCGCCTGGAAGTCCCGCTATAAATCAAGAGGCAAACGCTCGTATGGCCGCAAATCAACAACTTCCGCAACTTCCAAAATAATTTAGGAGAAAACCAATGGCAGGAAATTTAGAAACCGGCGAGTTCCCGGTAAAGCAATACCGCAACATCAACATGAGTACAACCGGCGCCGTACTCAAGGCCGCCAAGGGGCAAGTTTTTTTCTGGGTGCTATGCAACAACGCGGCGACCGCTCGTTTCGTGAAATTCTACGATAAGGCTACGGCCGCTACCGCGTCTGATACACCGGTTATGACGGTTGAGCTTCCGGCGACTTCCACCTCCCCGCTTGCGATTTCGCAAGGGATTGAATTTTTGACGGGGATTAGCGTTCGCGCTACGAACCTCGTCGCAGATAACGACAACACCGCTCCGTCCACGAATGACGTCGTTGTGAACGTCGGCTGGTTGTAAAATTTAAATCAAAGGATAATTATTATGGCAAATCTCACCAAACCCGTTGGTCTTTCCGATCTCAAAATCACTGGAACGGATCCGACAAACTTCCCCGACGGAAAGGGATCGTTCGCCCCATTCCTCGCCGCCAGTGGACAGATTCAAATCGATGACGAAGTGATTTCATACGTCGCGCATTATCACGGCGAATTTCAAGGACTGACCCGTGGCGCAAATAGCACGACTCCGGCAACACATCTAATCGGCGCAGCAATAAATCCTCTCGCGGTACAGGAATAAAGGAAACTCTCATGTCTAATTTTGCGAACCCCCAAGAAGATACAAACGTCCTCCGTTTGGTTTTGGCAAGCGGTACCGTCGCTCTCCCGTCCGTTGTTTTCGCCAATGATGTTACGAAGGGTCTATATTGGGATACCAACGGGCTTCATTTAACCGGACTCGCAACCCCTGTGAACGCTGGAGACGCGGCCAATAAGGCGTATGTGGATGGATCGGGTGGCGGCGTTTCCTATCCGCTTCTTGCGCCAGATGGTTCAGTATCTGCACCGTCCTTCTCGTTTGCTTCGAATCCCCTGTCCGGTTTTTATTGGGATGGCGGAAGCGTGGGAGTTTCAGCTAACGGTGCGGAAACATTGATCGTGAGTCAAGACATCGTAACGACCGGTTCGAATACGGACCTGTTTTCAAACTTTAATAGCCCCCTCGATCCCACAGCAACATCGGGCTTTGTATTCGTAGCTGTTTCTACCGGTGGCGCCCCAACCGGTGTACCCGCTCAGGGGAATGGTGCTACCTTCTTTGATTCCGCCACGAACAAGTTTTATATTTATAACGGCGGCTGGAAGTCGGTCACGCTCTCATAAAAATTTCTAGGAAGTACCCCACCTAAGCGGAAGAGTACACCCGCATGGTTAAAGGAGAAGAACAATGGACGTTCCCAATATCCCAGTTGCACCCGTCGCACCATTAGCTCCCGCTGTAAACACCGCACCCGCCGCAAAAGCCCCAGAGGTAAAGGTCGGAGCACCGGCAGATGCGAAGGCCGCAGATGCAATCAAGACCACCACAGCCGCCGAAAAAGCCGTCATCCAGAAAATTAAAGTGGGCGACCAAGAGTTCGACGAAACGACTTTGAAGTCGATGATCGAGAAAGCCAAAGGCGCCGACAAGAAGTTTCTCGAGGCCGCTCAGGCCCGCAAAGAAGCCATGCGGTTCTTTAAGATGGCGAAAGAAAACCCCCGAGAGTTCTTGGAGAAGACGGGTCACGATCCAAGAAAGTTTTCCTACGACGAGGTGGCCAAAGACATTCAGGACAAACTGCGTGACCCGCGTGAAGTGGAACTGGAAAAAGCACAGGCCCGGTTAAAAGAGTTTGAAGCGAAAGAAGCCGCCGAGAAAGAGCGTATACAGCAAGAGAAATTAAGTCACCAGGCGAAGGCTCTTGAACAACGGATGCATGCACAGGCCATTGCCGCTTTAGAAGCCCATCCGGCGATCCCGAAGAATGGATTCTCTGTAGCCCGTATGGCGAAGTACTTGGAAGTGGTTCAGCAGAAGACAGGCGAACTTCTGTCCTTCGAAGACGTGGCTGGAGTTATCGAAGCCGACATTCGTTCCGAAGCGAAAGGTTTATTTGATGGCGCCAATGCGGATCAGATTATAGAGCTGCTCGGCGAGAAGGGTGTAGAGGCCATTCGCCAGCACTTCCTGAGTAAACTGAAAGATCCCCTAAAAGGCGGAACGGGAGCGACGACCAACGAAGCCACCAAAGCAAAACCGAAGTTCAAAGATTCCAAAGACTTCTGGAAGACGATTGATAAAGCGGCGAAAGCTGAGCGGGGACAATAACCATGGACACCACTCCCGGAATTAATACTGCAGAAGCGTTCTACATCCGCCCCAAGAATGGCGGCTTTCAGTTAATGCGGCTCACCATCGAAGAGAGCGTCGTGTTGGTGGATGAACCGATCAGCGATCCAGACGCTTGGAATCAGATCATGAGTGAACTTGAGCACGAGTTAAGCAAAAGATATCAGTAAAGATTCGGAGCAGACCTAGAAGGCCGTAGTCCGAGGCTAGGGAAGTCCCTTAGATTTCCCCAACGTCCAGGGTGATGACGCAAAACTCACCCACAATTTCGCACCGTGGAGCATTGGTAGCTCGCCGGGCTCATAACCCGGAGGTAGTTGGTTCGATTCCAACCGGCGCAACCATTTGAGAAGTAGCTCAGTCGGTAGAGCGCGTGACTGTTAATCACAGGGTCGTTGGTTCGATTCCAACCTTCTCAGCCAATTTAAAATCCTACCCACCTCCTCGGAGACGGTACGGCCTCGCAAGAGGGCAGCAAAAGTCAGAGTTAAAAAATACAAGCCGGTGTAACCATAAGAACCACCCAAGCGAATATATAATCAAACTATGACTTAGACCGCGCAGTAGACGTACAAAATATATAATTTCAGGAGTTTTAAAATGGCCGCAACAATCCCGTCCTCAATCATCGGAGATTTTAAGGAGCGTTATAATACCAAAGGTATTCAAGACGCCATCCCGGAATCCCGCGTAATTCTTAAGAACGTAGAATTCGACAAAGCCACGCTCGTCGGTAATGCGTTCCACACCCCGGTTATTCTGTCAGATGAAGCCGGTTTCACCTATGCCGCGAACAACGCCGGTAACTACGCGTTGAACGGCCCAATCAGCCTGAATGTGCCGGACGCGCAGGTTCGTCCCGCCCAGATCACGCTGGTGTCTCAAATCGCGTATGACGCTCTGTCTCAATCACTGGGAACAGGTGCCGCGTTCTTGTCCGCGACGAAACTCATCACCAAGCGCATGATCGATTCCATGTCCAAACGTGTGGAATTGGCCACGTTGTACGGAGGGGTCGGCTTGGGTAAAACTGCTCTCGTCGGTTCTTCGAATGTGGACACCACGCATGAAATCGTGGCCTTCACGCAGCAAACATGGTCCGATGGCATTTGGGCCGGTACCGTGAATAACCAGGTTCAATTCTACAACGGTGTCACGCTCATCAGCTCAGGCGCAGACAGCGTGTTTACGGTCACGGCGGTTAACCCGACCCTCCGTACTCTCACGGTGTCAGGCACCACGACCGGTATCACCGCGCTTAATGCGAACGTCGTGACGACCCCGATTACCCTCGATGTCTATTTCAATTCTGCCTTCGGAAACGAAATGACGGGTATCGACAAGATCCTCACCAACACCGGCGTTCTGTTCAACATCGACGCGGCTGTGTATGACCTGTGGAAATCCAACGTGATTGACAACGCCGCCGGCAAATTGACGTTCTTGTCCCTTCAGAACGCGGTTGCTACGGCTGTTGGTCGTGGTTTGGACGAAGCGGTTGACGTTATCATCAATCCGAAAGTGTGGGCGAACCTCGTGACCAGTCAGTCTGGTGCGCGTCGGTTTGACTCAAGCTACAAGAAGACCCAGATGGAGAACGGAGCTGAGAAGCTCACGTTCTACTCGCAGAATGGCACGATGAACATCACGCCGAGCTTGTATGTGAAAGAAGGGGACTGCTTCATCCTCCCGTTCGACACTTACCAACGCATCGGCTCCATGGACATCGAATTCATGCCGCAAGTCATGGGTTCTGACGAGTTCTTCCAATACGTTCCTGGCTACAACGCCTATGAACTGCGTCTTTGGACGAATCAGCAGATCTTCTGCACGTTGCCCGCTCGTTCGGTCAAAGTGTTCAACATCTCGTTGAGCTAAAAATTCTCAAAGGTTTGGCGGT